ATGAAGCCCGACATTCCGATCAACCCCGAGCAGCGCTGGGAGTGGCTGAAGTTTCAGTTGCGCCTCCGCCAGACGTCGCTGGCCCAGGTCGCCGACGAGCTGCAGGTAACGCGCAATGCCGTGCTGAATGCCAAATATTCGCCGTACCCGCGGATGGAGCGCGCCATTGCCAAGCGACTCGGGCTGTCGCCCGTGGAGATCTGGCCCGAGCGCTGGAACGCCGATGGCACTCCCGTCCGGCAGCGGCCCAACCGCGCGGAAAAGTGCGCAACGCTGCAGCCGCGAAACAACTATCGATTACAGGATAGCGATTCTAACGCTATCGCGCATCGTCAAATGGCGCGGGAGGCCTAGCCATGCGCCGTGTTCGCGATGACGCCACGTTAGACATCTTCGAGGTCCCCGCCCCCGTGGTGCCAACACCGGGCAGCGGCAACTACGCCGCTCAGGTCAGCGAGCTGGTGGGTAGCGTGCTGAAGGACTGTCCCGTGGATCGCTACGAGGTCGCCGCTCAGATGAGCCGGCTCTCCGGCGACGACGTCTCCAAGCACATGCTCGATGCCTGGAGCTCGCCAGCGCGCACCGATCACAACATCCCGCTCTATCGCGTACCGCTGCTCGAGGAGGTGTGCCACAGCCACGCCTTTACCGACTGGCTGGTGCACCTGCGCGGCGGCCGGGTGGCCTACGGCCGCGAAGCGCTGGCGGCCGAGTACGGCAAGCGCCAGCGGATGCTGGAGAAGCTGAAGCATGACATGCGCGAGCTGAAGCGACTGATGGGAGAAGAGGAATGAGGTACTCAGAAACCACGGGGACTATTTCTCGTCGGGACGGTGTAGACCTCCATCTTCCGATCATTGGGGATGAGGGCCGTCGAGCCACACGCCGGGCAATTGTAGGTGTCGCGGTTAAAGTCGGTGTGCTTCACCTCCAGGATCTCTCGGCTGCCTTTCTCGAAGCAACGGGCACAAAAATACATCGGACCCTGCTGTTCCCCACTAGCCGGTTGCTTGAGCGTGCATACAACACTCCCGGTGGAAAGTGTTACCAGGGTGTAGTCCTCTCGCTCCATCTGAAACTCCAGCGCCTTGGCCAGCTGTTTCTCGACTTCTCGTTTTTCTTCAAGAAGCGTCGTTACCGCCTCGCGGGTCTCGAGGAGCTCTTCTCGCAGCGTCTGTATGTGCTCACGGAGCGTTATTACCAGAGCCTTGGCATCCCCTCCGTTTCTGGCGATGTCGAGGATGGTACGGCTGGAGCCCAGCAGGGCGTCGAGTCGTTCGAGCAGTGTCATGGGGGTTCCTCGGCTGAGTTGGGTTCGGTTGGTACCTCTCAACTTAACCGAGAACGGAACCCCCGCCCATGCGATGGAGGTCGGTCATGAACTGCCAGACCTCTCCAATGGCTCGCGGCTGGTATACCGCCAGAGAGCTGGCCGGATTGCCTGGACTTCCCGGCACCGAGCGCAATGTCCGCGAGTTCGCAAAGCGCCATGGCTGGGAAGCTCAGCGCCGGATCGGTAGCAAGGCGCTGGAATACAGCTTCGCCGTGCTGCCCACCGAGACCCAGAACGCGCTGATCGCCCGCACGGTGGGCGAGGCGGAGCCCCAACCGACCCCGGCCGAAGCGGAGCCCGAGCGCCAGCCCGCACCCGGCCACGAGCAGCTGACCGATGCCCAGCGGCGGGTGATGGCCGCCCGGGTGGCCTTCGTGCGCGAGATCGAACGCATGGCGCAGATGGTCAGCCAGCAGCGCGCCATCGAAACGTTAGTGGCCCTGGCTCAGAGCGGCGATCTAACGCCGTACCTCGCCGAGCGGGTGGTGATCGCCAACGACCGCAAGACCGACACCCGCACCCTCAGCGAGCGGACCCTGAAGCGCTGGGTATCCGCCTTCAAGAAACAGGGCGAGCGTGGCCTGGCACCCAAGCGCCGCAAGGCGGACATGAGCGTGCCGCCCTGGGCGGGAGAGTTCCTCAAGCGCTACCAGCGCCCGCAGAAGCCGTCGGTCGAGGCCGCCTATCAGCTGCTGGTCGAGCAGACCGAGCCGCCGCATCCCTCCATCCACCAGGTGCGCCGCTGGCTGGCCAAGCTCAGCCCGGAGGCGCGGGAGCGCGGTCGCATGGGCCCGCGAGAGCTCAAGGCGCTGCAGCCCTTCAAGCGGCGCAGCACCGACGGGCTGTGGCCCAACGATGTGTGGGTCGCCGATGGCCATACCTTCGATGCCGAGGTGATCAACCCGCTCACCGGCCAGGCCTTCCGCCCCGAGGTGACGATGATCATCGACTGGGCCACGCGCCGCATCGTGGGCTTCGCCATCAACCTGGCGGAGAGCACCTTGGCCACCCTGGATGCCCTGCGCGATGCCGTCAGCCGTGTCGGGATGTTCGCCCTGTTCTACGTCGACAATGGCAGCGGCTTCGACAACGCCAGCGTCTATGAAGTGGTCGACCGGCTCGGCGGCACCATCACCCACTCGCTGCCCTACAACTCGCAGGCCCGCGGCGTCATCGAGCGCCCGCACCAGTCGATTCTTGTGCGCCTGGCCAAGAGCCTGGACAGCTATATCGGCGCCGACATGGACCCCGAGGCCGCCAATCGCGTGCACAAGCTCTCGCGCAAGGCCATCAAGGAAGGTCTCAAGCCGGCACAGCTTCCCGACTTCCAGAGCTTCTTCGACCGGCTGAATGCCGCCCTGGATGCCTACAACTACCGGCCGCATTCCGCACTGCCCAAGATCCGCGACCTGGAGACCGGCAAACTGCGCCATCGGAGCCCCATGGAAGCGTGGAAGAGTGCCGAGGCCGAAGGCTTCGAGGCCATTACTGCCCCGGCCGACGTGGTCGCCTCGCTGGTGCGCCCCCAGGAGACCCGCAAGACCCACCGCGGCGAGGTGCGCTTTGCCGGCGGCATCTACTTCCTGGAGGCGCTGCGCGACTTCCACGGCGACGAGGTCAAGGTGGCCTGGGACTACCGCGATGCCAGCCGCGTGGGCGTCTACACCCTGGACGGCGAGTGGATCGGCGAGGCCATCCTCGACGGCAACGCCACCGCGGCCATGCCGCAGGCGATGATCCAGCGCGCCGCCGACAAGCGTCGGCAAGGCCAGCTCAACACCCTGGCGAAGAAGGCCAAGACCCTCACCGGCAAGGACGTCGAGATCCGCGCCATCGAGCCGGCCGCCCCCGCCACCCACCATCAAGAGCGTCGTATCGAGCAGGCTCGCGCCTATGCCAAGCGCCTGGAAGCCGACGAGATGCAGCGCTTCGAGATCCCGCAGAACAAGGTCGAGCGGTACCGGCTTTGGCACCGGCTGGATGCCCAGATTCAGGAAGGGAAAGAACTGCCTGCAGCGGCGATTCGCTGGCACGCGACCTATCAGAAGCACAACGATTTTCGCGCCATCGCGAAAGTGATGGATGCGGACGGGCAGCCACCCGCCCGCACCCGGCGGGCCATGTAAGGGCATGGCCCATGACACCCAAGCTCAGTAAAGAGGAACTCAGATGAGCGTCAACACCATTGTACCACTCACCAACGTCGCGCTGCTGGCCAGCGCCGTCGAGAGTGCGGCCAACCGGCCGCTGGAACTGCCCGGCCTGGTGGTGATGTACGGCCCCAGCGGCTACGGCAAGAGCCTGGCCGCCGCCCATGCCGCCAACCTGCACCGCGCCTACTACGTGGAATGCCGCGAGAGCTGGACGAAAAAAGCGTTCGTGATCGCGATCCTGCGCGAGATGGGCATCATCCCGATGCGCACGCTCTCCGAGATGGTCGACCAGATCGCCGAGCAGCTCAGCCGCTCCGGGCGTCCGCTGATCGTCGACGACGTGCAGTACGTCATCGACAAGGCCGCGGCCAACGTGCTCACCGACATCTACAACGCCAGCCAGGGAACGTTGATCCTGATCGGTGAAGAGCGCGTGCCCGCGTCGATGTCGCGCCTGGAACGCCTGCACAACCGGGTTCTGGAATGGGTGCCCGCTCAGGCCGCCAGCCTCGATGACGTCTCTGCCCTGGCCGAACGGTCCTATCCCGACATCGAGATCGCCGACGACCTGCTCGACGCCGTCAATCAGCGCGTGAAGGGATGCCTGCGCCGGGTAGCCGTCAACCTCTACCAGATTCACTCCGAAGCCCTAGCCAACGGCTGGGATCGCGTCGATCTGGCCGCGTGGGGAGACCGCGAGATCCACACCGGCCAGCCGCCGGCACGGAGGGGCTGAGCATGAGTCGCAAGCCCGTACACCTGAAAGCCCCCGGTCCCAAGGGCGACCGCCAGGCCATGTGGGAAGCCATCCGCGCCCTGCACGCCGACGGCCAGGACATCACCGTGCGTGACGTCTGGCTGGTGATCAGCCACGACGCCCCCAAGGGTCGCGTGCGCGACTACCTGATGGGGCTGGAAAAGGCCGGCTATCTCAAGCGCAGCGACGCGCCGCGCGTCTCCGGCACCTACGTGCACTACACCCTGGTGCGGGACATCGGCGTCGAGGCCCCGCGGGTGCGCCGCGACGGCAGCGAGCCCATGGCCGGCCGAGGCCGCGAGCAGCTGTGGCGCACGCTCAAGATCATCGGCGAGTTCACCGCCGCCCAGCTGGCCGATGCCGCCAGCACGCCGGCGGTGCCCATCGCCGAGCACACCGCCCGCGACTACTGCTACTTCCTGCGCGATGCCGGCTACCTGAGCGTGACGCGTGAGGCCAGCCCCGGGGTGCCGGAGCGCTACCGGCTAATGCCCAGCCGCTGGACCGGCCCGCTGGCGCCAATGATCCAGCGCACCAAGCAGCTCTACGACCCCAATACCGGAGAAGTCGTCTACACGCGGGTCACCCAGACCGAAGGGGGTGAGCCATGAGTGCTGCACGCCGCACCCGCCCGGTGGACCTCTCCGCCTGGGGCGACGAGCCCCCACGCTGGATACGTTTGCTCGCCGCCGAAGTGGAGGCCAGCAACCGCACCGAGGCCGGCAAGCGTATCGGCATGTCGCGCAGCGCGGTCTCTTTGGCACTGGCCAACCGCTACCCCAGCCCCAGCACGGGCGGCATCGAACAGCGCGTGATCGACGCCCTGGACGGCCGCGAGTGTCCCGCGCAGGGCAAGCGCATCAGCGCCGAAGCGTGCCACGAGTTCCGCCACCGCCCGGCACCGACCCATAACCCCATGGCGATGCGCGCCTGGCGGATCTGTCAGGGATGCCCACACAACCCGCAGGGAGGTGACCAATGACCATCCGCGGCATTTGCCCCGAGTGCGGCATGAGCGCCGACCTGGCCGCCTTCGTCACCCAGGGCGAGCACAACCAGGCGTTGGCCGCCGCACTGGAGATCCCCGCCATTCTCGGCCCCCGCGTGGTGCGCTACCTGGGCCTGCACCGGCCGCCCAGCCGGGCCCTGGCCGGTGCCAAGGCGGTGCGACTGCTCGCCGAGCTGCGCGACACGATCACCAGTGGGCGCATCGAGCGCAAGGGGGTGAGTCGGCCCGCGCCTCTGCAGGCGTGGATCGCCGCCTTCGATCAGATCCTCGAGCGCCCGCCGAGCAAGCTGCCCCTTTCCGGCCACGGCTACCTCTACGAGGTGGTGGCCACCGAAGCCGACCGGCTCGATGCCCAAGCGGAAAAGCAGCGTGAAGAGGCGGCCCGCAGCGGTGCCAAACCGGGCGTGAAACCGGCGGCAGCCGCCATTCGCGAGCGCTCCACCGAAGACGTTCTGGCCGAGCACCAACGTCTGGCCGCCCAGGGCAAGGGTGGCCAATCCAGCCATCCCGGGCCGGCGCAACGCCGCGGCCAACACTCCATCGGCCAACTGCTGAAAGGCGCCCCCGGCGCCGAGGACGGTGACGCATGACTCTCTACAGCGATGCCTATCTCGAACACTACGCCGACCGCTTCATCGCCCTGCGGCTCGCCCGCCACGGCGTGAACCTGGCGCAGTACCTGGCCCACCCCGAGCGCTACGAGGCGCGCGCCCTGGAGCCCGAGCCCCCGCTGGCCGCGCAGCGTGCCGTCGCCCTGCGCCTGTGGTGGGGATGGGATACCGGCCTCGCCCCACGCGGCGACGGCGGCGAGGCCACCGGCCTGCCCGAGAACTGGCAGGACTGGCGCGAGCTGCTCGCTCAGTGGCGGGCCGATGCCGAGGCCGCCGAGCGCGAGGTCGCCCACCTGCCGCGGCGCAACGGCGCCGTCATCGAGCCGCTGCACCACCACCGTTACGAGCGCCGCAACAACAGCAATTTCAGCAAGCGAGGTGCCTGAGATGGATACCGTCAACCCCGTCCTGCGGCTGATCGACACCGACGAGATCGGCGAGGCCAGCGTCAGCCAGCTGCTGCGCGACCTGGGCGCCGAGCAGTCGCCGAACGTGGCGGTGGCCATCACCCGCCGCCACCAGTTCGAGCCGTTCGCCGCCCTGGTCTGCCTGCACGGGCCGGATACCGCCCGCTACATGGCCGCCTTCGACGCCGTCACCAAAGAGATCCAGCAAGAGCAAACCGAGAGGACCGCATCATGACCGCTCAACAACAGCAGATTCCCGAAGGGTTCCGCCAGGACGCCAAGGGTCGCCTGGTACCCGAAGACCAGATCAAGGAGATCGACAAGGTCCGCGACGAGCTGGTACTCGCCATCGTCGACCGCGCCACCGAGCTGCGCGACCAGTTGCGCGACTTCAAGGCCGACACCTTCAGCGAGATCCAGGCCTTCGTGGAGACGAGCGCCCAGGAGTACGACGTCCAGCTCGGCGGTCGTAAGGGCAACGTCCAGCTGCTCAGCTTCGACGGCCAGTACAAGGTGGTGCGGGCGATGCAGGACCTGATCACCTTCGATGAGAGGCTGCAGGCCGCCAAGGCGCTGATCGACGAGTGCCTCACGGAGTGGGTCTCCGATGCCCGCCCGGAGCTTGTGCAGATCGTCCAGGACGCCTTCCGCGTCGACCAGGCCGGCAAGATCCGCACCGGCGAAGTTCTGGGCCTTCGCCGCCGTTTCAATATCCAGGACAAGCGCTGGCTAAAGGCCATGGACGCGATCAGCGACGCGGTCCAGGTGACCGGCAGCAAGAGCTACGTGCGCATCTACGAGCGCGACGCCAACGGCCACTACCGGCCCATCAGCCTCGACATCGCGGGGGTGTGAGATGAGCAAGCTACCAACCGAGATCCGCATTCGCCGTGCCAACGGCGACAGCTACGCCGCTAGCGGCGGCGGCCAACGCGCCACCTGCAGCTGGAGCCCGATGGAGGCCGCCCGCCGCTGCGCCGACAAGCTCGCCGGCGAGAACAAGCACCGCCTGGAGCGCCTCGAGGCGCAGCCCGGCGATAGCGAGGCCGGCGTGCTCTACCGCTTCCAGGTAGTGCCACTGGGAGGTGAGGCGTGAACTTCACCCGCGGCCTGTGCTGCGCCCTGCTGGGGCTCTTCGCCTGGCTGGGCGGCTATGGGCATGCCATGGACATGGCCCCGGAGTGGTTCGGCCTGCTGATCGCCATGACCCTCTACTTCGCCGCCGGCAGCGGCAGCTAAGCGAAACGCCCCCGCGCGGGGCGTCGTCCGGCGGTGGTGCGCCGGGCCTGATGAGCAGCCAACCAGGAGCCCATGATGGACCGCAAGATCCTCGACAAGATCAAGAAGTGCCTCGCCCTGGCCAAGTCCAGCGAGGCCCACGAGGCCGCCGCGGCGATGCGCCAGGCGCAGAAGCTGATGGCGCGCCACGGCATCACCAGCGAGACGCTCGCGATCAGCGACGTCGAGAGTCACAAGGCCAAGGCCGGCGCTGGCAAAACGCCGCCGACTCACGTGGCCATGCTGGCCAACATGGTCGCCGCGGCCTTCGGCGCCGAGCTGGTCTATTCGGCCAGGCCGCACGGTGATCGCTGGGTGGGTGCCGTCGAGTTCTACGGCCTGAACGGCGCCGCCGAAGTGGCCGGCTACGCCTTCGCGGTGCTCGGCCGCCAGCTCAAGCGCGACCGCAACGCCTACCTGGCCACCCTCAACAAGCGCCTCAAGCGCGCCACCAAGGTGCGCCGGGGCGACCTCTACGCCCAGGCCTGGGTGGATGCCGTGGCCCGCCAGGTGGTGCCGCACCAGCGCAGCGAAGCCGAGGACCAGGCCATCGCTGCCTACAAAGCCCATCGCTGGGAGACGCCGCTGGAGTCACGCCAGGCGCGCGACAACACCAAGGGCATGCGTAGCCACGACTATGACGCCTGGCACCAGGGGCGCGCCGACGGCAAGAAGGTCAGCTTCCACCAGGGCGTGACCGGCAGCCGCCAAGCCGCAATCGGGAGCGACTCATGATCTCCCGCGGCAAGCTCGCCCAGATCCACATCGCCAAGCAGCAGCTTGGCCTGAGCGACGAGGACTACCGCGCCATCCTGGCCCGCACCGCCGGGGTGAGCAGTGCCAAACAGCTCACCAACCGCAACGTCGGCAATGTGCTCGCCGAGTTCAAGCGCCTGGGCTGGGAGCCCAAGCCGGCGAAGAAGGCCGGGCGCAAGGCGCCGCGCCCGCCGGCCACTCGCCAGGTCGTCATGGGCAAGGTCGAGGCGCTGCTGGCCGATGCCGGCCGCCCTTGGGCCTATGCCGACGCCATGGCCCAACGCATGTTCCAGGTCGAGCGCGTCGACTGGCTCGACGATGCCCAGCTGCACAAGCTGTTGCAGGCGCTGATCATCGACAACAAGCGGCATGGAGGTGAAGGCTGATGGCAGACGACAACCTGGACATGGGCTTCGAGATCCCCGACGACGCCCTGGAGCGACTGCAGGATCCCGAGATCCTCAAGAAATGGCCCCAGGGGCTCACCGATATGCTGATGGTCATCGAGGCGGCCCACCGTCGCGCTGGCGATGATGAGGAGACCGCCCGGGCGCGCGCCTTCCGCGCCGTGCGTGCCCTGGCCCAGTTCGCCGGCGGGCGCAGCTTCTACGTGCCCAAGGGCGACCAGCTCGACCGTGCCCTGCGCGACCGCGAGATCTGGGAACGTCACGACGGCACCAATGTCTCGGACCTGGCCGGGCGCTACCACCTCACCGAGGTGCAGATCTATTCCATCCTCGCCGAGCAGCGCAAGCTCGCCCGCGCTCGCATGCAGCCGGATATGTTTGAGCGCCACAGCCGGCAGGGATAGACTGCCGGCCGTGGTGCTGTCCCGCTTTCCACCACTTCGCAACTTCCTAAACCGCTTGATTCCCGCCGAATAATCGCCCGCCTCTAGCCTGAAGGTCATTCATACGAATCCGACCTAATCATCAGCGCACGAGGCCTCCATGACCCGTCACTCCCTCTTCGACAAGCTCCGGCTCGGCCCCTGGTTGGTCGCTGCCCTGATCATGGCCGCCATCGTCGGCGTGCTCTATCCACACCAGCTTGGCGTTCTGCTCTGGTCGCTGACAAAGCTGAGCTTCGGCGCCTACCTGGGCTACTGGATCGACCGCTCGCTGTTCCCCTATGCCCGCCCGCATGAGCTTTTCAGCAAAGCGGTCCATGTCTCAGGCACGACCCGTGAAGAAGCTGCCCTATCCGCCAGCAGGTGGCGGCGTGAAGCATCGCTCGCCACCCTTCGTCGCGCCGTTATCATCGCTGCGGCGCTAATCGCCCTCGGGCTGGGGGTGTAACGTGGCCGCCTCTCGCCGCGCCATCCTGGGGGCAATCCAGGCAGAGAGCCGGGAGCGCCGCGGCCCTGTGCCCATCCATCTAGTCGCGATTGCCGTCAACGCAGGCAGCGAGCGCGACCAGCAGGATGTCGAACGCAAGTTGAAAGGCCTACGTTCCGCCGGCCTGATCGCCCTACGGCAGGATCTGCGCGGCAGCGGCCTGGTGCTCACCGATGCCGGCCGTGTCGAGCTCGAGCAGCCCGATGCCCCCGGCAGTGCCAAACCCGCCGCGACGCCAGCGCCCCCGCCCGATCCCGAGCCGACACACGAGCCTGAGCCGGAACCCGAACCGGAGCCGCCGCACGAGCCTGCTCGCTGCGACTGCGGCGCCACGCTCACCGCCGAAGAGGTCAACTACGCGACTCAGTGTGAGCGCTGCACACGCTGGGGGCACGACCCCGAGTGCTACGCACTGCTGTGCGATCTCGGCGGGCTGGTCGCCGAGAGGCTGGCCGCTGCCAGGGAGGCGGGGGATCTCGCGGAGGCATATCGCTTGAAGGGTCTCGCGGTGCGTGTACTCCAGGCGACAGGAGGGCCGCGGGCATGAACCGAGCGCGCGAGCGTGTCCTCGAGGACTTCAGTAACGGCCTGGCCATTGGCTGGGCGATCCTCATTGCCCTGGGCTGGGTGGTGTTCTGCGGGCTGCGTACCCGCACCGGCATCGCGCTGCTGTTGCTCGCTTTGTTGGCAGTCAGCGCCCAGGGCGCATTCGGTGGATCGATCCCCGCCACCGCCCAGCACTACCAGCGCGAGCTGACCCGCGTGGTGCAGCAAGAGTGGGGCCTGGATGGCCGGGTGGCGCTGCACGCCGCGCAGATCCACCAGGAGAGCGCCTGGCGGCCCGGCGTCGACAGCCCCGTGGGCGCCCAGGGCCTCAGCCAGTTCATGCCTTCGACCAGTGCCTGGATTGCCGAGCTCTACCCCGACCTCGGCCGGGCCGCGCCGTACTCCCCCGGCTGGGCCATGCGCGCCCAGGCTCGCTACAACCGGTTCCACTGGCGGCGCATCGACGCCGCGGACCCGTGCCAGCGCTGGGCCATGACGCTCTCGGCCTATAACGGCGGGCTCGGCTGGGTGAACCGCGACCGGCGCCTTGCCCGTGCCGCCGGCGACGATCCCCGCGTGTGGTTCGGCAGCGTGGAGCGTTACACCGCCCGGGCCAGTTGGGCCCAGCGAGAGAACCGCCACTACGTGCGCCACATCCTGCTCGAGCTGACCCCACGCTACGACCGAGCAGGCTGGCAGGGAGGGGCGCCATGTTCGTGAAGCTGCTCGGCAGAGTCGTGCCCGCCTGGGTATGGGCGGTCGTGATCGGCCTGGTCGCCGCCGGGGGGGTGGGCTGGTGGGGCGTAACCGCCTGGGAGGCTCGCATCGCCGAGCAAGAGGCGCTGGCCCAGGAGCTGGCGACGATGACCGCCAACCGCGACCGCTGGCAGCAGCGCACCCAGCAACTGCTCGAGCAGCAACGCGCCGCCCAGGAGCGCGCCCGCCAGGCCGAGGCCGCGGTGGCCGAGCTGCAGGCGGCACTGGCCGAGCGTGACGCCGACTACCGCGAGATCCAGCGCCGCATCCGCCAGGCCCCGGCCGAGGACGACGGCCCCGTGGCGCCGGTGCTACGCCAGGCCCTGGAGGCGCTGCCGTGAGACACCTGGTGCTGCTGACAGCCGCCATGGTGGCTGCGCTCGGACGGATCACCTGGCCTACCGTGCCCTCGGTTCGATGGGCGATGGTGCCGCTGCTGGCACTGTTGCTGACGGCCTGCTCGACACGCCCAGAGCCACCCCCCGAGCCGCCGCCGTCGCCCACCACGGTGATATGCGCCGCGCCGGTGGGGATGACCGAGCCCGAATCGGAGCCACGGCGACCCCAGGGCGACTACACCCAGCGCGATGTGGCCGGGTACGTGACCGAGCTGCACCGCTGGGGTAGCCGCGGATGGACCCGCCTTGAGCGCGTTAGACGGCATGGTGAGCGGTGCGCCGCTAACGCCAGAGATTCATCCACTGAAGGGGCCCCGCATGATTGAGGCCATCGACTGGAACGCCGCGCGCTTCTTCTTCGACATCACACAACTGATAGGCCTGGTACTGCTGGGCGTATATACCCACATCACCCAGCGCAGCAAGGCAAATTCACAGGCCATCACCAGCCTGGATCGGGAGGCGCAAAAACGCCTCGAGGAGGTGCGCAACCACATCGTCAGCATCGAGCGGCGGGTGGATGTCGTCGAAAACCAGATCGGTCAGGCGCCCACCCATCACGATCTGGCGATCCTGCACAAGCGGGTGACGCAAGCGGCCAGCCAAATGGAAAGCCTCGCCGGCGAGTTCCGCGCCACCAACCGTCAGCTGGGGCTGATCCATGAACACCTGTTGAATGATAAGCGAGGGGACTGATGAGCACATTTCGAGAGGTGACCGCCGCCGATCAGCGGCTGATCGTGCTGCAGGCGCTCGAAGAAGATCCGGGCTATAGCCACAACGAAGCCGTGCTGCGCAGCGTGCTGGGCAACTTCGGCCACCAGGTCTCGCGCGATGGCCTACGCACCGAGCTGGCCTGGCTCCAGGAGCAAGGGCTGATCACCCTGGCCGACGCCGGCGGCATCCAGGTCGCCCGCCTCACCGCCCGCGGGCAGGACGTGGCCACCGGGGCCGCCCGCGTGCCCGGCGTGGCGCGCCCGCGCCTGGAGGGCTGATGATGGCCCGCGTCAGCACCATCGAGCGCCTGCCCGACGATATCCGTAGCCAGCTGCAAGAGCTGCTGCGCGACCCGCGCGTCACCCAGCTGGAGACCACGGAGCGGATCAACGAGCTGCTCGAGGTCGAGGGTCACGACGAGCGCATCAGTAAGAGCGCCGTGAACCGTTACGCAGTCCGCATGAACGAAGTGGGCGAGAAGCTCAGGCAGTCCCGCGAAGTGGCGGAGATGTGGATCGCAAAGCTCGGTGCCCAGCCCCAGGGCCAACTCGGTCACCTGGTCAATGAGATGCTGCGCTCCATGGCGTTCGATTTGGCACTGAAGCTCCAGGAGGGCGAGCTCACCAAAGAGTCGATGCCCGCGGTGATCGAGATGGTCAAGGAGCTCTCGCTCTCGGTGACGCGCCTGGAGAAGGCCAGCAGCGAGAACGTCAAGCGCGAAGAGCTGATCCGCCAGCAGGAGCGTGCACGGGCGGCCGAGGAAGCCGCCGACAAGGCCGAGTCGGCCGGGCGCGCCCAGGGCCTGTCGAGCGAGGGTACGGCGGCACTGCGTGCAGCGATTCTGGAGGGCTTGGCATGACCCGCGATCCGCTCAGTTCCGGGGTGGAGGCTGGCAATGCCATCCTGCTCGGCTACCAGCAGCGCTGGGTGGCCGATACCAGCCCGGTCAAGCTGATCGAGAAAAGCCGACGCATTGGCCTTTCCTACGCCGAGGCGGCCGACGATGTGCTGTACGCGGCCTCTGAGGACGGCGCCAACGTGTATTACATCTCCTACAACAAGGAGATGACCCAGGGGTTCATCCAGGACTGCGCGGGGTGGGCCAAGGCCTACCAGATGGCCGCCAGCCAGATCGACGAATCGGTGATCGAGGTCGACGACCGCCAGGTGCTGACCTACACCATCAAGTTCGACAGCGGGAATGTCATCCAGGCGTTCACCTCCAACCCGCGCAACCTGCGCTCCAAGGGCCGGCCCGGCGAGCGGCTGGTGATCGACGAGGCGGCGTTCGTCGACGACATCCAGGAGCTGCTCAAGGCCGCCATGGCCATGACCATCTGGGGCGGCCAGATCCGCATCATCAGCACCCATAACGGCGAGGACAACCCGTTCAATGAGCTGATCAACGACGTGCGTGCGGGCCGCTACGACTACAGCCTGCACCACGTGGATTTCGACGAGGCCCTGGCCGATGGCCTCTATCGGCGCATCTGCCAGGTGACGGGCCAGGCGTGGAGTCGCGAGGGCGAGGCGCAGTGGCGCCAGCAGATGATCAACCGCTACAAGCCCAACCACGACGAGGAGCTGTTCTGCATCCCCGCGCAGGGCGGCGGCGCCTACCTCACCCGAACTCTGATCGAGGCCTGCATGGCCCCGGCCCCGGTGCTGCGCTTCGACGGCACCAAGGCGTTCAACGCCCTGCCGGAACCGGCCCGCGCCGCCGAGATGGAGGACTGGATACGCGACAACCTCACACCCCTGCTGCGCCAGCTCAACCCGCGCCGACGCCACGCTCTGGGCCAGGACTTCGCCCGCTCCGGCGACCTCTCAGTGATCGCCCCCATGGAGATTGGCGAGACCCTGCACCGCACCGTGCCCTTCCTGATGGAGATGCACAACGTGCCGTTCAAACAGCAGGAGCAGGTTCTGTTCGCGATCGGCAACAGTTTGCCGCGGCTCAGTGGCGTGGCGATCGATAGCCGGGGCAACGGCGCCTACATCGGCGAAACGGCCCACGACGAATGGGGCGGAATCGTCGACCAGGTGCAGGCCACCGAGAACTGGTATCGCGAGCGTATGCCGCGCTACAAGGCGCGTTTCGAGGACGCCACCATCACCCTGCCGCTCGACGATGACCTGGTGGAGGATCACCGTGCCTTTCAACTGGTGCGCGGCGTGGCGCGGCTGCCGGAAGGAAAGACCAGCGGCCAGCGCCACGGTGACGGCGCCATGGCCTGCGTATTGGCCGATCATGCCGCCGACCTGGACGTTACCGAGATCGACTTCATCCGCGTGCCCCAGGGCGCCACCGGCGCGTTCGATCCCGATGACGACGACGAACTGACAACCGACTGGGGAAGTGGCGCATGGTAAGCATCACACAACGGATCAAGCGCCTGCTGGGCGGCGACGCCGACGACATCCGGGCCCTCGATGAGCAGCAGACCGACGACGACACCGCCGGCGGCGCCCGCATTGGCCAGCTCAAGCGGGAGTTCGCCGAGCATCCCTCGAAAGGGCTGACCCCGGCGCGGCTCTACCGGATCCTCGAAGAGGCCGAGCAGGGCCACCTGAAGGCCCAGCACGAACTGTTCGACGACATGGAGGAGAAGGACAGCCAGATCGGCGCCGACCTGGGCAAGCGCCGCCAGCTCGCCGCGGAGCTCGAATGGCAGATCGTGCCGCCGGACGGGGCCAATCGCGCCGAGAAGAAGGCCACCGAGCAGGCCGCCGAGGTATTCAGCGCCCTCGAGGTCGAGGACCTGATCCTGGATCTCGGCAGCGGCGTCGGCCACGGCTGGGCCAACCTGGAGCTGCCCTGGGCACGCGACGGCGCCATCCGCTACATCGAGCAGCCCATCCTGCGGCCGCACAGCTGGTTCCGCCTGCACCCCGACGACCAGAACCGGATCACCCTGCGCGACCACAGCGCCACCGGCGACGCGCTGTGGCCGCTCGGCTGGGTCCAGCACCGCCACCGCGCCAAGGCGGGCTACATCGCCCGCATGGGGCTCCACCGCATGCTGGCGTGGCCGTACCTGTTCCAGAACTACGCCCTGGGCGACCTCGCCGAGCTGCTGGAGATCTACGGCCTGCCCACCGTGGTCGGCAAGTACCCGCGCAACGCCACCGACAAGGAAAAAGCCACCTTGCTGAAAGCGGTGGTCAGCATGGGCAAGGATGCCCGCGGCATCATCCCCGAAGGGATGAGCGTCGACTTCCTGGAAGCCGCCGGCAAAGGATCAAGCGCCGACGTCTACAAGACCATGATGGAGTGGTGCGAGCGCGCCAAAGCGAAAGCGATCTTGGGCGGCACCCTGACCAGTGGCACTGGCGAGGGCACCAACACCAATGCGCTCGGCAACGTGCACGAGCGCGGGCAGATGAGCCTGATCCGCTCCGACGTGCGCCAGTACGCCGGCAGCATCCGTCGCGACATCCTGTGGCCCATGGCCGCCTTGAACTTCGGCATCGAGCGGCCCCAGCGGGCGCCGCGCTTCTATTTGGATGTCGGCGAAACAGAGGACCTCAAGGTGCTCGCCGAGGTATTGCCGAAATACATCGACATGGGCGCCCAGATTCCCACCTGGTGGTTCCACGAGAAGAGTGGCATTCCCAAGGCGCAGGAGGGCGAGGAGGTGCTGACCAAGCCGGCCCAGCCCTCGCCCTTCGGCGCGCTGACGGCGGCAGCAGCCCAGCGACCGCGCCTGGCCGTGTTGCGCGAAGACGAGCCCACCCGCGACGGCGAGGAGCAGGCCGCCCAGCTGGCCACCCTGGAAGAGGCGGCCGCGCCGGCCATCGAGGCGCAGATCGACGCCATCCGCACCGCCGTGGACGAAGCCGAGAGCCTCGAGGATCTCCAGGCCCGCCTGGTCGAGCTCGCCGGCGAGCTGCCCCTGGACGACTTCGCCGAGATCATGGGCGATGCCCTGGCCGCCGCCCAGCTCGCCGGCCGCCATGACCTCCTCGAGGAGGTGCGCTGATGGCGGTGCGCTACGGCAACCTGCCGTTTCGCGAGCAGCTCGACTACCTGCGCGAGCAGGTGGCCGTGCCCACCCGCACCTGGACCGACATCTACGGCGCCGAGCACGACCAGGCGTTCATGGTCGCCGGGGCCAGCCGTCAGGCCATCGTCGAGGACTTCCAGCGCTCGATCCGCCGGGTGATCGAAGAGGGCGGCACCATCGCCGACTTCCGCCGCGACTTCGACGACATCGTCAAGCGCCATGGCTGGTCCTACCGCGGCAGCCGCGGCTGGCGCAGCCGGTTGATCTTCGAGACCAACCTGATGCAGAGCTACCACGCCGGGCGCGAGGCGCAGATGGCCGACCCCGAGCTGCGCCGCCTGCGCCCCTTCGGGCTCTACCGCCATGGCGGCAGCGACGACCCGCGCCCCGAGCACCTGGCCCACGACGGCAAGGTGGTGCCGCTGGACGACCCCTGGTGGGACGTCTGGAGCCCCAAGAACGGCTGGGGCTGCAGCTGCAAGAAGTACATGATCAGCCGCGAGCAGGCGGAGCGCGAAGGCTACACCGTCTCCGAGCAGGGGCCGGAGATCGACTGGGAAGAGCGCACGGTCGGCGAGAACGGCCCCAGCCCGCGCACCGTGCGCGTGCCTCGCGGCATCGACCCCGGCTTCGAGCACCGCCCCGGCAGCGGCCGCGGTCGAGCGCTCAGCCCCTCGCCCCTGGGAACGCCCGCCGGCCGCCCGGGGCGCAGCCTGCCCGCACGCCGGGCCGGCGATCCGCTGCCCGACTATCGCGACGACGAAACCGCGCCGTTCGGTGCGGACCAGGCGCCGGAGGCCTACGTCGATGACTTTCTCGCCGCCTTTGGCACCCGTCGCGGCGGTGACGCCGCGCGCTTCGAAGATGCCGTGGGCGAGCCGCTGGCCATCAGCGATGCCCTGTTCGACGACGGCCGGGGCGGGGTGACCCTGCCCGGTGTCGGCGGCCGGGAGCTGGCCATGCTGGCCGAGACGCTGCGCCGCCCCGACGAGATCTGGACGGCGCTGGACCTGGGCAGCGATGACGACCAGCGCCCGCGCCTGCGCCGCCGCTACCTGGCCCGCCTGGTGCTACCCGGCGGCGAGGAGGGCCTGGTGCTGGTCGACTGGGGGCGCGACGGCTGGAGCGGTCAGCGCCTCGAGGATCTCGACGCGCTCAACGAGTGGCGGCAAGGCGTGCGGCTCTACCGCCGTGGGGAGGAGGACTGATGGCAGGCGTCAGACTCGATGTCGAGATCAACGACGAGCGCGTCAAGCGCGCCCTGGGCGAGCTGATCGAGCGCGGGAGGGACGCCCAGGCGGCGTTCAAGGCGATCGGCGAGGATCTCGACCGCGCCCACCGCGACCGCTTCGACCAGCAGGTCTCCCCCGATGGCCAGCCCTGGGCGCCCCTCTCCGACGCCTATCGCGAGCACAAGCCGCGTCGCAAGGATGAGATCCTGGTCCTCAACGGCCACCTGCGCGACACCCTGCGCTACGATGCCGGCCCCGACTACCTTGAGTTCGGCACCGACCGCGTCTATGGCGCGATGATGCACTTCGGCGGCACCCAGGCGGATTTTCCTCACCTGTGGGGAGACATCCCGGCCCGCCCCTGGCTCGGTCTTTCGGAGGACGACGAAGCCCAGGCCGTGCGCACGCTGCTCGACTACCTGGAACAGCCGCTGAGCTGAGAAGCACCCGGCCGTCTGTGAGGCGCTGTGAGCCCCGAGAGGCGCCAAGCTACGCCAGCGGTCGGTATATCGAGGGGAGGCGGGTTAGACCCGCGTTAGATTTGCTCTGGCGGCAGCATTGGCCAAGCGGATAGGCTGTTAAATGTCTCATTGCTCTATCCCAGCGATAAGGAACATCCGATGCCAAGACGCCCAGCCACCAAGACGCTTCACTATCTGCGTGCCGTGTACAACGAAAATCAGGTGCCTCCGGACCCATTCGCTGACCTGGTCAGGCAGGCGCTACAGCGTCTACCGAACGTAGGAGACACCAAGGTGGGCATCAGTAGCCTGGGGGTGGTGGGTATCAGGCAGCGCCACCCCGATTGTGAGCATCCTGATCGGCCCTTGATGCTTGCCATCGGGGCCGGTGCGCCCGGGGAGCGAATAGGCACATTCGGCGCTGACGTGGAGGCAGACCATGACGATGACTTGCCAGAAGACCCACCGGAAGACAGGGCATTCAAGCTTGCCGATGCCTTCGTGCTGATTGAGGGCCAGGAACTGCTGGTATGTACGGATGGCGCGATGCGTGGATACGCCTCGGTGGAAAAGTACCTGCGAGGTCTATTCAACCGCGCCAACCTGGCTCCCGCCACCTCGGCATTCGAGCTGCAGCCCGCCTCGAATCAGGAGAAGCGCCAAACCCTGGAGCGAGAAGGCGTGAAGGAAATCACCATCAAGGGCACGATGTTCGCCGCCACCCAAGAGCTCGAAGGGCAGGACCCGGCCGGGTTCACAGAGTTTTTCAGACGTTTCCGCAAGCGTTGCCAGGACTACCTGGCCGAGGAGATCGAGGACGATCAGGAGCGTGAAGTCCTGGCTAGCCATTGGGGTGATATCAATGTCACCACAACGATCATGCCGAAGGGCGGGACTCGCGCGGAGGGTGTTGTCCTATCCTCGCTGGATGATGCTGGCCTCGATATGGTCGACGAGATCCCGGATGACTCCGAGGTGGTTATTACGACCCGTTCTGGCAACACCATTCGCACAGGGGATGTAGTGTTGAAGAAAAAGGTTCGACTGCTCCGCAAGGAACAGCAGAATGATCTGGACGCTTTCGAGGTGTGGGACGAGTTGAAGACCTTCCACCGGGAACTGAGGCAGAGAGGCGCATGGCAGCGATGAATGATGGGCCCAGGATAAGCAGCCGCAAGGTCGCCACGGAGATAATCAGCGTGGCTGTCGCGGTGCTCGCGGGCTGGCTGCTGCAGCCCTGGTATCATCGCAGCGAGGATGCGACCTCAGTGCTTGTTACGGTGTTCTCGATACTCGCAGGCTTTCTGGCGGCGGTAATGGCGATCGTCGCCAACGACAGGGTGCTGCGCGGACGCAACTGGAGGCAGGATACCTACTACTTAGGCCAAATCCGCCGCGAGCTGCTTCGGCACAGCATGACCTTCTATATCTATCTGGCAGTACTGGTACTGGCCTTTCTCACCAGCATCTCGTCGACCTGGCCACTCTGGGCGCAGCGCTGGACGGAACACAGCCTGCTTTTCTTCGCCACACTGGGTATCTTTCACTCCTTCCAGCTGCCCAAAATACTCAGCAGAAAGCATGTCATGGCGATGGAGAAGGAGATCCGCAGAAGGCGTGACCGTGAAACTGGCGCCGATACAAAGAAATGACCCACGGGCGTTAGAAATTCCCAAGCCACTTTAAATCCTCTCCCTTCCTGATGGGCGCCATGCTGCGCCCATGAACACGACTCTCGCTACTTTGCCCCTGGCCGTCCTGGCCGCCTCGCGCTCCCCTCAGCCGGTGGCCGTCTGCGCTCTGCGCGTGCGGCTCAGCGACGACAAGACGCGCCTGATCCCCGCCGGCACCTTCGACGCCCCGCGCGGCGCCATGGAGGGCCAGGGCCCCTGGCAGCTCGACGCCCAGGGCGCCGCGGCCATCATCGAGCTGGCCGCCTCGCGTTCCACCGACATCGTCATCGATTACGAACACCAGACCCTGCTCAGCGAGCGCAACGGCAAGCCGGCGCCGGCGGCGGGCTGGGTCGATCCGCGCTCGCTCGAGTGGCGCGACGACGGCCTCTACGGCGCCATCGAGTGGACCGCCGCCGCCCAGGCCGCCATCGAAGCCGGCGAGTATCGCTATCTCTCCCCCGTGTTCCCCTACGACGCCGAGACCGGCGCCGTGCTGGACCTGCTGCAACTCGCACTCACCAACACCCCCGCCATCGATGACGGGGCGATCACCCAGTTGGCCGCCGCGCGCATGGCCACCACCGACACGCACCAGGAGGACGACTCCGTGAAACGTGAAGACCTAATCAAGCTGCTCGGGCTGGCTGCCGAGGCCACCGACGAGCAGATCAATACCGAACTGGCCGCGCTCAAGGCATCGGCCAGCGAAGCCAAGGCGCTGCGCGAGGCGCTCGAGCTCAAGGACGACGACAAACCCGAGGAGGCAGTAGCGGCCCTCAAGGCCAAGGCCGACAGCGCCAAGCCCGACATGAGCCAGTACGTGCCCAAGTCGGTTTACGTGGAGACCGCACAGCAGCTGGCCGCGCTCAAGGCCGGCAGCGAGACCGCCGAGGTGGACCGCCTGATCGACGAGGGCCTCAAGGACGGCCGCATCCCCGGCAAGGCCACCGCCGACTGGCTGCGCGAGCAAGGTCTGGCGGCCCTCAAGGCCCACCTGGAAGACGCCCCGAGCATCGCCGCACTCAAGGGTGGCACCCAGACCGCCGGCAAGGCACCCAAGGGCGAAGGCGCCCAGGGCCAGGAGGGCGAGCTCTCCGAGGAGGAGCTGGCGGTGTGCAAGAACATGGGCCTCTCTCCCGAGGACTACCGCACGGCCAACGCCAGCGCCTGAGCGTCTGGCCTGCGAGCCACTAACCCCAGAGGAGCATTCCCGTGACAGCTGCCACCAAGAACCGCAACACCGCATCCCGCCCCGGATTCCGGCGCAGCCACCCCGTCGCCGCCGACGCTGTGTGCTTCGCCGGCGCCATTGCCGTGATGGGCGCCTCGGGCTTCGCCGAGCCGGGCAGCACCGCCACCGGTCTCACCGCCCTGGGCGTGTTCCAGCACTACCAGGACAACACCGGCGGCGCCGATGGCGACCAGGTCGTCGAGATCGAGCGCGGCTACTTTCACGTCGCCAACTCGACCGGCGCCGACGAGATCGCCCGCGCCGACATCGGGCAGGTCTGCTACCTGGTCGACGACCAGACCGTCGCCAAGACCAGCGACACCGATGCGCGCAGCCCCGCCGGCATCGTCGACGACGTCGATGACAACGGCGTGTGGGTGTACATCGATCCCACCAACGGCGTCGCCGCCACCGCCTAACGAGGACTACTCGACATGGATCTGACAAGCGCCAATCTTCAAGCCCTCTACAAGGGCTACAAGACCAACTTCCAGAAGGGCCAGAGCTCGCTCGGCGCCGAGGCCGCGCTCTACGAGACCTTCTGCACCGTAGTGCCCTCCAGCACCGCCGTGGAGGTCTACCCCTGGCTCAAAAGCCTGCCGCGCATGCGCGAGTGGTTGGGCGACCGGGTCGTGCATGGCCTCGAGGGTGCCGACTTCAGTATCAAGAACCGCAAGTTCGAGCTGACCGCCGGCGTGCCCCGCGACAACATCGAGGACGACACCTATGGCCTGTGGGCACCGGTGTTCCAGGAGTTCGGCCGCAGCTCCCGCGAGCACCCCAACGAGCTCGCCGTGGAGGTGCTCGAGGCCAACCCCGAATGCTTCGACGGCCAGCCGCTGTTCGACACCGACCACCCGGTGCTCGACAAGAGCGGCAGCGAGATCTCGGTCTCAAACGACATGGGCGGCTCCGGCGATGCCTGGTACGTCATGGACTGCTCGCGGGCCATCAAGCCGATGGTGTTCCAGCGCCGCCGCGACTACGACTTCCGCGCCCTGACCGACCTGATGGACTCCAAGGTCTTCATGACCGACGAGTTCATGTTCGGTACCGATGCGCGGGTCAACTCCGGCCCGGGCCTGTGGATGCTCGCGGTGCGCTCCAACCAGCCCTTCGATGCCGCCAACTACAAGGCCGCCCGCGAGCAGCTGCAGAAGCTCAAGGGCGACTACGGCCGCCCCCTGGGCCTGCGCCACACCCACACCATGGTGCCCAGCTCCATGGAAGGGGCCGCGCGCAAGGTGCTGCAGAACCAGCTGGCCTCCGGCGGCGAGACCAACGAGTGGGCCAACACCTCGCAGCTGATCCTCAACCCCTGGCTGGCCAGCGCCTAAGCCGGACTGATGCGCTGACCCCGCTGCCGCCCGCCCGGGCGGCAGCGTGACCAGGCCCAGGAGACCGCGACATGACCACCCGTAAGCGCAACACCCAGGCCGCGAAGGCCAAGGCGGAAGAGACCCAGGCCGCCGAACCGGATACCCAACCTGGCCAGGGCGCCAAGGAACCCGAAGAGAAGGACACGGCCAAGCAACCGGCCGCCAAGGATGGCGCCACCGACACCTCCGCAGAGAGCCAGGCGAAGGCCGCCGAGAAGGGCGAGAAAATTAACACGCCCCCACAAGGCGGCAAGGGCGACGGCAAGAAGGGCGAGATCCCGGCGCTCTACGTGCGCACCAAGCGGCGCTTCAAGAGCCGCCGCCGTGCCGGTTTCCGCTTCGATCGCACCGGCTTTGGCATTGCCCTGGCGGGCCTGAGCGATGACCAGGTCGCCGCCCTCAAGGGCGACCCCGCCCTGGAGGTGACCGAGTGCACCGTGCCGGCCCAGCCCGACAGCGAGGCGGAGGCGTAAGCATGCCCTACTGCACCCAGGCCGACCTGGTCGAGCGCTTCGGCGAGAACGAACTGCTCGACCTGGCCGCCGACGACACCGGCACGGCCATCGACGCCACCATCGTCGACCGCGCCATCGAGGACGCCGCCGGCGAGATCGACGGCTACGTGGCTGCCGCCGGCAACAGCGTGCCGCTGGAATCGCCGCCGCGCATCGTCACTGCGGTGGCGTGCGACATCGCCCGCTACCGGCTGTACGACGACCGCGCCACCGAGCAGGTCACCAAGCGCTACGACGACGCCATGAAGTTCTTGCGCGCCGTGGCCAAGGGTGACGTGAAGCTCGGCATCAGCGCACCGGCCGAGGCCTCGGCGGGCGAGGTGCAGTTCGAGACTGGCGGGCGGGTGATGCCCGGAGGGGGCTTCTGATGCTCGCCGAGATCGAGGACGCCATCGTCGAGCGCTGCCAGGTGGTGGTGGGCGAGCACGTCAAGACCATCGCCGACCTGCCCGGGCGCTGGAACGACAAGACCCTGCGCGCCGCGCTGCGCCAGGTGCCCGGCATCTATGTCGCCTGGGGCGGTGCCCGTGGTGACGGCAACCTAACCCAGCCGGCCGCCAATTCCCGCTATGTCGTTTACGTGGTCACCGGCCACGCCAGCGGCGAGCGCGAGCGGCGCCGCGGCAACGCCCGCCAGGTGGGCGCCTACGAGCTGCTCGAGCGCGTTGTGCCGGCGGTGCACGGCCTGAGCGTCAAGGGTGTGGGCAGCCTCGCCCTGGAGAGCCTCGACAACCTCTACTCGGACCTGTTCGACAAAGAGGGCGTAGTGGTTTACGGGGCGGCCTACCGGCTCAACCTTGTGTTCCCGCCGGCCTTCGACGTCAACGACCTCGCCCCCTTCGAGAAGTACCGCGCCACGCACGAGATCGGTACCGACGACGACCCCGTCACCGAAAGCCGTGCCGACCTGCCCCAAGAGGAGGAGTGACCCGTGCCATCCATCTACGTCAAGCCGCGCCCGCTCGACCCCAAGAAGCCCGACCAGGGTGTGCTCCAGGTGCGCCGCGAGAACGGCAAGCCGATCCCCGCCGAGGGAGCGACCGTCGAGCTGACCCCCTTCATCCGCCGGCGCCTGCGCGACGGCGACCTGGTTAAGGCCGCTCCGCCCAAGAAGCCGGCCAAGCGTGCCGCTGAGAGCAAGGAGTAACAGACGATGACCATCACCGCCGGTGTCTTCAACGACATCCCCAGCGCCCTGCGCATCCCGGGCGTGTTCATCGAGTTCGACTCGCGCCTGGCCAATAGCGGCGTGTGGCAGACCCGCCTGCTGGTGCTCGGCCAGCGCGCCGCCGATAGCGAGAAATCGGCGCTGTCCGTCGACCGGGTGACCAGCGGCGAGCAGGCCGACCGCTACTACGGACGCGGCTCGATGCTCGCCGAGATGCTGCGTGCCGCCCTCGAGATCGACCCCTACATGGAGACCTACGGCCTCGCATTGGACGACGCCGAGAGCGCCGCCGAGGCCACCGGCTCGCTAAGCGTTGCCGGCACCGCGCTGCGCTCCGGCACCCTGGCGCTCTACATCGCCGGCTATCGGGTGCGCGTGGGCGTGGATGCCGCCGACGACGCCGAGACCATCGCCCAGGCCATCGTCGATGCCGTCGGCGACAACGGCCGCCTGCCGGTCACCGCCACGGTGGACAGCACCACTGCCAGCCAGGTCAACCTGACCTGCACCTGGGGCGGCGAGACCGGCAACGACATCGCCGTCGTCGTCGGCGCCAAGGGCGAGCCGAGCGTCGAGGGCATCACCGTCGAGATCACCGCCATGAGCGGCGGCAGCGGCAACCCCGACGTGGGCGACGCCATCGCCGCAATGGGCGACGAGTGGTACCACTACATCGCCATGCCCTGGACCGACACCGCCGCCCTGGACGAGCTCACCGCCGAGCTCGACCGCCGCTACGGCCCCATGGTGCAGCAGGGCGGCCGGGCGTTCGCGGCGTTCCGCGGGACTCACTCGGAAACGGGAACGTTCGGCTCGGCGCTCAACAGCCCGCACCTCACCGTGATGGGCACCGGCGAGGCCGTCAGCCCCACCTGGCTGTGGGCCGCCACCTACGCTATGGTCGCCGCCGGCTCGCTGACCAACGACCCGGCCCGCCCTCTGCAGTACCTGGCGCTGCCGGGGCTGATCGGTCCCAAGAAGGAGGACCGCTGGACCAAGGCCGAGCGCAACCTCTTGCTCTATGACGGGATCGCGACGTTCACCGTCGCCGACGACGGCACGGTGCAGATCAACCGCGAGATCACCACTTACCAGACCAACATGGCCGGGGTGGCCTCGGACGCCTACCTGGACATCCAGGTGCCTGAGACGTTCGAGCGCATCCGCTACGAGCAGATCAGCCGGATCCTCTCGAAGTACCCGAGGAACAAGTTGGCCACCGACGCCGACGCCAGCCTCTACGGCGCCGGCCAGCCGATCATGACGCCCAACGTCGGGAAGGCCGAGCTGCTGGATCTCTACCGCGACTTCATCCAGCGCGGCTGGTGCCAGGACTACGAGGGCTACGCCAAATCGCTCCAGGCCAACATCGACCCCGACGACCCGGCGCGGCTCAACGTCATCGACTCGCCCAAGCTGGTCGGCCAGTACCGTATCCATGCCCAGCAGGTGCAGTTCCGCCGCTGATCGACGGGGCTGTAAACGCCATTCAAGGAGTGCTTGAACCATGACTCAGATCACCGGCAAGGCCAGCGTGAAGGTCGACGGCACGGAGCTGCTCTCCGACGTGGGCGCCACCCTCAACGTGGGCGGCGTCGAGCGCGAGGCGGTCGTCGGCCCGCGCGGCGTGCAGGGCTACCGGGAGACCCCGGTGGCGCCGACCATCACCGTCACCGTGCGCCACACCGAGGACACCGACATCCTCGCCATGGCGCGCATCACCGGGGCCACGGTGCTCTTCGAGACCGACACCGGCCGCTCGATGCTGATGCGCCGCGCCTTCGTCACCGAGCCGCCGGAGCTGGACGCCAGCAACGGCAACTTCGACCTCAACTTCAGCGGCCTCGGCCTCGAGAACCTCTAAGGAGCCCCCCATGAGCGACGACACCGTCATCCAGCTCAAGCACCCGATCACCTATCAAGGCGACAAGTACGAAGGCGGCGGCACCCGCGAGCTAACCGAGCTGCGCCTGCCGGCGCGCATCAAGGCCAAACACCTGCGCGCCATGGACGAGGCCAAGGGCGAGATCGGCAAGGCGCTGGCCATGGTTCGCGCCATGACCGGGCTGCCCCATGACGCCATCGACGAGCTCGACGCCGAGGACGTGGCCGCCGTCACGGAGGCCCTGGCCGCCCCTTTGTCGGGGCTCCCGGCGACTGGGCCGACGTCGTCGGACTGATCGCCTACGTCTTCCACTTCCCGCCCAGCGAGCTGTGGGAGATGGACGTACGGGAGCTCACCTTCTGGCTGCAACGGGCCAAGCGACTCAAGCGGAGGCAGTGAATGGCGGAACTCAATGCCAGCGTGGTCCTCAACCTGGTCGACCGCATCAGTCGGCCGGTGCGGCGCATCGAGCAGCGCTTTTCGCGGCTGGGCCGTTCACAGGGCCTGCAGCAGCTGCGCCGCTCGGTCGCCAATGTCGGCCAGCAATGGGGCAACGTCACCAGCCAGGCCGGCCGGCTCACGCGCCGGCTGACGGTGATCGGCGGCACCGCCGCCGGGGCCGCCTGGGGCTTCGAGCGCCTGGTGGGCGGGGTGACGGAGAGTGCCGACGCCACCGTCAAGGCCGCCGACCGCCTGGGCGTGCCCATCGAGCGCCTCCAGGAGTGGCGCTACGGCGCCGAGCGCTCCGGCCTGGCCGCCAACACCTTCGACATGGCCTTGCAGCGCTTCACCCGACGCACCGCCGAGGCCGCTTCCGGCACCGGCGAGGCGGTGGGTGCCCTGAAGTTCCTGGGCATCCAGCTCAGAGACGCCAACGGCAACCTGCGCCCCACCACCGAGCTACTGCCCGAGGTGGCCGATGCCCTGGCCGGGGTCGAAGACCCCGCCATGCGCGTTCGCGCCGCCTTCAAGCTGTTCGATAGCGAGGGCGTGGCGATGCTCAACTTCCTGGAGGGTGGCTCCCAGGGCCTGCGCGACCTCGCTCAGGAGGCGCACAACGCCGGCGTGGTGATGGACGAAGCGTTCGCCCGCCAGGCGGTGGAGTACAACGACACCATGATGGACTTCCGCCGCACCCTGCTGGGCGTGCGGATGGCCGTGGTGCGCGACATCCTGCCGGCGCTTACCGAGTGGCTGCAGCGCGTCAAGGACCTCACCCAGGGCAACCGCGAGATGATCACCCGGCGCATCATCGACGGCCTGCGTCAGTTCTGGGCGGGGCTGCTGGACGTGGGCCGGGTGCTGGCCTGGACCGCCGATCTGTTGGGCGGTTGGGGCAAGCTGGCCCTATTGATAGGCGCCATCATGGCAGGACCATTGCTGTTAGCTCTGGCTCAGTTTGTCTTTGCTTTTGGAAAGCTGGGCACAACCTTGACCGTGCTCGCAGTGAAGGCCATGCCGGCTGTGATAGGCGCGGTACGCGCCCTGGGTGTAGCTCTCTTGTCCACTCCGGTGGGTTGGATACTGGCGGCCATTGCCGCCATCGCCGGGGCGGCCTACCTGATTTACCGCAACTGGGAGCCCATCAAGGCGTTCGTGTTCGACCTCTGGGCCGAGATCACCGACATCTTCGGCCGTGCCCTGGCGTGGATCACCGAGACGCTCAGCCCCACCGCCCTGGCCACCGCCGGCCGCGACTGGATCGGGGGCATGCTCGATGGCGCCATCGAGAAGCTGGTGGCCCTGCGCAACGCCGTGGAGCAACGCATCCAGGGCATCGTCGACTGGATCAAGGAACGGCTGAGCCCCAGCGCCTGGATGGAGGTGGGGCGCGAGTGGATCGACGGCCTGCGCGAGGGCATCGCCGAGCGTTTCACGGCGCTGAGCCTGTGGCTGGAGCGCAAGGTGGCCGGGCTCATCGACTGGATGCCCGACTGGGCCAAGGAGGGGCTGGGACTGGAGGGCATGCAACCCATGCCGGCAATGGGCGCCAACGCCCTGGACGATCAGGCGGTGGACAGTGCCATGGCTGTGGCGGGCGAAACCCGGGTGGGCGGCGAGCTGCGCATCACCATCGACAGCGAGGGCCGGCCGCGGGTGGACGAGATGCGCCGCGACGGCCCCATGGAGTTCGACGTGGACACCATGCCCAGCTTCGGAGGGGCAATGCCGTGAGGTTACTTCTCGTCCACAGACTTGGCCTGGGAAGCGCCTTCCAGCATGCCGGAGAAACCAATCGCGGCCACGAATACGCCGGCTGCCACATGAATTCCCCAGTGAGCAGACGGCCAGAACCAGGCCAGGCCAAGTCCGGCTGTAATGCCAAGTCCTACGGAGGCGATAGCCATCTTCTCGGACTTCTTCATCCCTGCGTCTCCTTTCAGTTACTCCCGAGGAGCATAGCCCAATGAGCTGGCGCGATCGAATCGGCCCCGGCACCGCCGAGTGGCGCGGCGTCACCCTGCACCTGGAACGCGGCAGCATCAGCCCCGGCCGCCGGGTGCAGGTGCACGAGTACCCGCTGCGGCCCGATCCCTACGCCGAGGATCTCGGCCGCAAGGCCCGCGAGTGGCAGATCACCGGCTACCTGATCGGCGACGACTACGACCTGCAGCGCAACGCCCTGGCTGAGGCCCTGGAGCTGCCCGGCGCCGCCGAGATGCGCCACAGCTACTACGGCACGGCGCGCGTCGTCGTCACCGATGCGCGCATCACCGAGAGCACCCGCGAAGGCGGCATGGCCCGCGTCACCCTCACGGTCGTTCGCGCCGGCGACGAGCCGCGCCTGCCCACCGCCCAGGCCGACACCCAGCAGGTGGTCGAGGCGGAGGCCGAGCAGTCGCGCCTGGCGATCCTCGAGGAGTTCGAAGCGGCGTTCGAGATCCTCGCCCTGGTCGAGAGCCGGGTCGCGGCCGTGGAAAGCGCCATCTTTGGCACCATCGCCGAGATCGAATCGGTGGTGGGCGACGTCACCGGCACCATCAGCCGGCTGATCCGCACCCCAGGCGAGCTGGGCGCCGCCATTCTCTCCAGCATTGGCCAGATCAAGCACATGATCGGCGAGCCCGGCCGTGCCCTGGGCCTCTACGAGAGCCTGTTCGCCGCCGGCGAGGACCGCCTGCCCGGATCGATACCGAACACCGCTCCCTTGGCCGCCGGTCAGGAAGCCAGTGCCAAAACCGCCGCCATCGCGCTGATCCGCCGCGGCGCCGCCATCGAGGCCGCCGAGGCCTCGGCCGGCTGGAGCCTGCCGACTCGGCAAGACGCCGTCGAGGCGCTGGAGATCGTCCACGACGGCCTGACCCAGCAGCTCGCCGGCCGCGTGCCGCCGCTGCCCCAGACCGCCCAGCGCCTGGTGGCCCTGCGCGCCGCCGCCGTCACCGACCTGCGTCGCCGTGGGGCGGCGCTGCCGGAGCTCGCCACACACACTCCCGGCGCGCCGCTGCCGGCGCTGGTGATCGCCCACCGCCTCTATGGCGATGCCACCCGCGACGCCGAGATCGTCCGCCGCAACCAGGTGCGCCACCCCGGCCGGGTGCCCGCCGAGCGCTTGGAGGTGCTGAGTGAGTGACGTCGCCCTGATCGTCGATGGCACCCGCCACCTCGGATGGAAGGAGGTTGAGATCCGCCGCGGCCTCGACCAGATGGCCGACAGCTTCGAGGTCGCGCTCACCGAGAAGTGGGCGGAGGACGCCGAGCCGCGCCGCCTGCGCACTGGCCAGCCCGTGGTGGTGGAGATCGACGGCGAGCCGGTGATCACCGGCTACATCGACGACGTGCTGCCCAACTACGACGCTCGCCAGCACGAGCTGGTCGTCTCGGGGCGCAGCAAGACTGCCGACCTCATCGACAGCTCCGGCACCGCCCAGCCCTGGGAGACCGGGCAGACGGTGCTCCAGGTCGCCCGCCGCGTGGCCGAGCCGTTCGGCATCGAGGTGGTGGCCGAGGTCGACGTCGGCGCACCGCTGCGCGCCATCGAAATCGAGCCCGGCCAGACCTACGGCGAAGCGCTGATGCAGCTCGCCTCGTATCGGGCGCTGCTGCTGGTCGCCGACGCCCAGGGCCGCCTGGTGATCACTCGCCCGCCCCGTGAGCGGCTGACCACTGAGCTCGCCCTGGGCGAGAACATCCGCCGCGCCCGAGGGCGTTTCAGCAACCGCGACCGCTTCGGCACCGTCATCGTGCAAGGCCAGGGCGCCGCCGACGACTCCTGGTTCGGCACCGCAGCCAGCGCCCCGGCCGGCCGCGCCCAGGACCCGGGCATCAAGCGACACCGGCCCACCCTGGTGGTGTGCGACACCAGCGTCGACTCGGCCAGCTGCCGCCAGAAGGCGGAGTGGGAGGTGCGCAAGCGCTGGGGCCAGAGCCGTGGGGTGACCTACACCGTGGCCGGCTGGCGGCATGCCGAGGGGCTGTGGCGCCCCGGCGACCTGGTGCCGATCCGCGACCCCTGGCTGGGCCTGGAAACCGAGTGGCTGATCGCCGAGGTGCAGCTGCTGCTCGACGGCCGCGGCGAGCGCAGCGAGATCCGCGTGGTGCCGCCCAGTGCCTACGACCTCCAGGCCCAGCCGGAGCCCGAGCAACAGGAGAGCGACGTATGGTGAAGGGACGCGAAGCCTACCGCCTGCTGTCACCTCTCTGGCGCCGCCTGCGCCTGCTGATCAGCCGCGCCGTGGTCGCCCGAAGCGACAGCGCCCGGGGCATGCAGCGCCTGCAGCTCGACCTGCTGCGCGACGAGACCCGCGACGTGGAGCACCACGAGCCCTACGGGCTGACCGCCCGCCCCAAGCGCGGCGCCGAGGCCATTGCTGCCGCCATCGGTGGGGCGCGTGGCCACCTGGTGGCGCTGGTGGTGGGCGACCGCCGCTATCGCCTCAAGGGGCTAAAAGAGGGCGAGGTCGCCCTCTACGACGACCTCGGCCACAAGGTCTACCTGACCCGCCAGGGCATCGTCATCGACGGCGCCGGCCAGGACGTCACCATCGTCAACGCCCCGACCGTGCACATGCCGGGCGACCTGCGCGTCGCCGGCGACGTCTACGACGGCGTCAGCTCCATGCAGGCCATGCGCGACGTTTACAACGACCATAACCACCCCGAGAACGACAGCGGCGGGCCCACCGACACGCCCAACCAGGAGATGAGCTGATGGACATCACCCTGGACTGGCTCGACGGCGCCCTGGACGTGGCCTTGCTCGATGGCGACCTGGCCACCGACGACGGTCTGCGCACCGCCGTGGCGCTCTCGCTGCTCTGCGACCGCCGCGCCGAGCCTGACGACGTCATACCCGATGGCACTACGGATCGCCGCGGCTGGTGGGCCGATGCCATCGCCGATGAAGACGGTGACCGCTGGGGCTCGCGGCTGTGGTTGCTCAGCCGCGAGAAGACCCTGACCGATGTTCGCCGCCGCGCCGAAGCCTATGCCCGCGAAGCCCTCGACTGGCTCCTCGAGGACGGCGTGGCCGCCGAGGTCGAGGCCACCGCCGAGACCCTCGACCGCGACGTGCTCTGGCTCCAGGTGGTCATCCAACGCGGCGACGGCACCCGCCTCGCCGACCGCTATCAATACGTCTGGAGATAACGATGCCCTGGCAGTCGCCAACGCTCAACCAGCTCGCCGAGCAGATCCGCGCCGACATGCGCGGCCGCCTGCCGGACGCCCAGCCGGCGCTGCGCCGTGCGCTGCTGCGCGTGGTCGCCGACGTCGATGCCGGTGCAGTGCATGGCCTCTACGGCTACCTGGCCTGGCTCGCCAAGCAACTGATCATCGACACGGCAGAAGATGAGTGGCTGGAGCGCTGGGCCAGCATCTGGGGCATCCGCCGCGACTCGGCGGTGGCCGCCGCCGGCGAGATCCTGCTCACCGGCACCCCGGGCGCCCAACTGCTCGAGGGCGTCGAACTCGAGCACGACAGCGGCGTCATCGTCACCCTCGACGAGACCGTGACCCTCAACGCCCAGGGCGAGGCAACCGGCAGCGTGACAGCCACCGAGGCGGGTAGCGACGGCAACCTGGCCGCCGGCGAGACGCTGCGCCTGGTCAGCGCCGAGAGCGGCATCGACGGCGAGGCCACGGTAGGCAGCGACGGCATCACCGGCGGCGCCGAGCGCGAGAGCAACGAACGGCTGCGCGCCCGGCTGCTCGACCGCATCCAGCGTCAGCCCCACGGCGGCAACGAGGACGACTACATCATGTGGGCCCGCGAGGCCCACCCGGACGTCACCCGGGTGTGGGTGTATCCCCATGCGCCCGATGTCGGCGAGGTCACCGTGCGCCTGGTCTGTGACGACCTCGATGACATCATCCCCACCACCGAGGTGATCGACGCCGTCAAGGAGCACATCGACCGAGAGCGCCCGGTCGCAGCGCGGGGCTTCTATGCCATCGCCCCTGCGGCGGCGCCGCTGAATTTCGAGATCCGCCTGACGCCCGACACCGCCGAGGCGCGCGCCCGCGTCACAGACGCCCTGGCCGACTACCTGGCTCAGGCCGCTGAGCCCGGCGGCACCCTCTACCGCGAGCCGCTCTCCGGCGTGATCTACGTCGCCGCCGGCGAGAGCCGCCACGAGATGCCGGTACCGGCCGATGACGTCACCCACACCGTCAACCAGATCGCCACGCTGGGGACCATCACATGGCTCTGAGCCGCGCCGACTACCACGCCATCCTCCACGCTCTGGCGCCGCCCGGCCGTGCCCTGCCGCGCGACCCGGAGACGCTCTGGCAGCGCCTGCTCGAGGCCCGCGCCGGCGCTTTCGCCCGCCTCGACGGCCGCGCCGACACGCTCCTCGAGGAGGCCGACCCGCGCACCGCCGTCGACCTGCTGCCCGACTGGGAGCGGGTGACCGGACTGCCCGATCCCTGCGTCACCGGCGAGCAGACCGCCAGCGAGCGCCGCGACGCCGTGGTACGCGTGCTCACCGGCACCGGCGGTGCCTCGAGGAGCTACTTCGAGGGCCTGGCCGCCGATCTCGGCTACGACGTCACCGTCGAGGACTACACCGCCCATACCGTCGGCAGCGACGTCGCCGAGCCGCTCCGCGGTATCGACTGGCGCTGGGCCTGGACGGTGCGCGGCCCCGAGCAGAGCGTGCGCTACTTCGACGTCGACGGCACCGTCGACGAGGCCCTCGCCACCTGGGGCAACGAACGCCTGGAGTGCGTCATAAGCCGCCTCAAGCCCGCCCACACCCTCGTCCTCTTCGCCTACGGCGAGCAGTAACCCACAGGAGAGACCCGACATGGTCGACAGAGTCTACGAACGCAACGCATCGGACTCGGCCCCGCAGCCGCCGGCCGACCCCAGCACCGGCTACCCCACCGCCGGCAACCCTGCCGAGGGCGTGCCCGCTACCCAGCCGGGGCCGTACTGGTACCACATGATCACCGAGAGCCTGCGGCGGGTGGTCGTCGAGGCAGGGATGGAGCCGGATCACGAAAACCTCGAACAGGTGCTTGAGGCTATCAATCAGCTCGCTGCTGACCGGCTTGGGCTGACTACCCATAAGCTCACCGTCATCAACGGCGCCCTCGCCATGGAGGAGATCTAAACCATGTACGGCTACCCCAAGATCATCCAGACCCGGCACGACGTGGAGTACCTCGTCGGCTACCTGGGCAGCAAGTGGGCCACTCAGGAGAACGTCGAGCGCGGGCTCAAGTTCCTGCGCGGCCTGCGCGACAACACCCACGTCTACGTCGCCGACCGCCCCCTGGAAGAAGGCGAGCAGCCCGACGGCGACGAGCCCGAGTTCCGCGTCATGCAAGACGAGGAAGGCGAGCGCCACCAGTACCGACTAGAGGAAAACCCGCGCGCCCCGCTCTTCCGCCTCGGCTTCACCGTGGAAGAAGTCGACAGCCTGATCACCACCATCGAGGGAGCACAGTAAATGGCCACTGGCGACAAGTTCATCATCCCCGCCCAGGCCGCCGGCTTTGCCAGCCTATTCGGCCACATCGAGAAGGGCACCGGCGACACCCTCCATATTCCGGAGGGGATGCTCAATATCGGCGGTAACGGCCTCGGCTTCCTGCTCGATTCGCGGGCCAACTGGGACCCCGCCGCCAACAGCGATGGCAGCTTCTCGAGCCTCGCCCTGGGCGACGACATCTACCTCTACGCCGTGCGCGACTACAGCGGACTG